ATTAATCACACTCCATAAAAAATTTAGAAATCATAGTTTCTTTTTAACAAAAACAATCAATCCACTCATAGCTTCTACGCCAGCATCATTTAAGTTTTCAATAATACTAAGCAGCTCAGTTACAACAAGATATCCAATAACCGTCATAACTGCCCAAGTAGGTTTATCTAAAACTCTCATAACTACATCAACGACAGCTGCAGACAACGCACAAATTAAATAAACACCGATTTTCCCAAGAAAACGGTGTTTCATAACTTCACTTTTTATCTTTTTGGCAGCTCTGGCCTTTTTTATTCCTTTAATAGATTCTAGAATAGTCGGATTTTCAATACCACTATCTTTTAGATGCAGATAGGATATCGATACCCATTTGGTAAAACAATCTATAAATACTAAAAAAGCAAAACTGTAAAACAATACAGCATGTTTATGAAATATCATGGCCAACATTGCAGCCATTAATGTTTTGTAAGACCAACCTTGTGCTAAAGTTTGAGCAGCTCCGATAGCCGCAAATTTAAAAGATTCCCAGTTCATTTTTGCCTCCTGTATAATGCTCCTTAAAGGAGAGTGATATTTTGAATACTAAAAAAAGAAAACGTATGAAGCTACCAAACGGCTTTGGTAGTGTTGTGCTACGAACTGACGGTAACCGCCGCCGCCCATGGTCTGTAAAAGTCACAATCAACGGCCGTCAAAAATCAATCGGTGACACTGCTACCGAGATTGAAGGACTTGCTTTACTCGCAGAGTATCATAAAAATCCGTCCCTTTTTGCACCAACGCTAATCACCTTTTCCGAAGTCTTTGAGCTTATGAGGGCCGAGCGATTTCCTAAACTAGCAAAAACTACGCAAGTCAATTACCTTTCGGCCTACAAACACTGCCATAGATTATACGGCAAGAAGTTCGCCGAACTAAAAATCGGTGACCTGCAGGCTGTTATTCGCGACACAAGAGAATCAGGAGCATTGTACGCTATGCAAAAGAAAGTCCGGCAAATACTGCACCATTGCTATACCTACGCAGTTAAATATGAGATCATCTCACCTACCGCAGACATCAGTCAATACATCGATATCGATCAGCATAAAGTGAAATACCCTAAAACGCCTTTTAACACTCGACAGATAAACAGAGTAAAAAAACTCGGTGATAAATGGGCTATGACGGTGCTCATGATGATATACGCTGGTGTTCGTACGTCCGAAATGCTATCTGTCGTCAAAACAGACGTCAAGCTGCGACAGCGATATTTTATCGTTCGAGAGTCAAAAACTGCTGCCGGTCGCAACCGTGCTGTGCCTATATCAAAAAAAACATTGTCGTTTTTTGAATTTTGGCTATCTCAACCAGGTAAATATCTCATTACAGACGATTACGGCAATCAGCTTACATATCATCAATACCGAACACGCTTTGATGCTGTAATGACAGCCAGCCGCTGCAAGCATACGCCACACGAATGCCGCCACACCTGCGCTACCATGTTAGACAATGCCGGTGCCAACGATACGGCGATCAAACGTATACTCGGACATGCCAGTCAAGGAGTTACTAAGAGAGTTTATACCCATAAATCCCTCCATGAGCTAAAAAAGGCTATAGACCTTATTTGACGACCTTTTATGGTATTAACCCGGCACGAATTTACGCAACAAAAAAGCCTGTATCCCTTGGTTTCTCAGGATCGCAGGCGGTTTGAATTCGGTATGATATTTTTTCATTTTATTATTACCTCATAAAGCTAGTATCCATGCGCTTTCAACCACTTTACCAAGATATTTTGGCAAGATCTTCTTCTGTTTTTGCATTTTCCACACGGTCCTCCAACTCATACAATTTTGCATAGACACTTTCTTGATATATACCAGCTTCAGATAATGCAGCTTCAAACATTTCCTGGTTATGTACTGTAAACACTTTTTCGCTAAGATCATCTTTATTCACATAGACATTATAACGAGTAGTGCCTGTAATTTTAGCTCTGTTATATGATGCCATGAAGTCTACCTGGCTATCTTTATCTGTATCATACCCATAAACCTTACCATCAGTCTGTTCCACCCATACAGGTAAATATAAGTCTTTAATATAGCCAAGTTTTATTTCGTGTAGTTTCTGTTCCTTCAATTCTTCTAATGATGGTACATAAACATATTCTTTTGGCTCTCCAGCATTATTATCCCATCGATATTCTTTGCCGTCCGAAGCATTACCAGACATTTTTAGATATTGGTCATAATTGACTTCAGTAAATCCTTCTACTGAAGGCTCAAATATTTCATCTGTATAACCTACAACTTTTTCTACTTGTTTATACTGTCCTGTAGGTATTTTTGTTTCAGGCACACTTACGGCTTCCGCATTATCATTCACATCTCCATGAGCAGGAATAGTTAAAAAGATTTCTTCCCCCTGCTCATACTCAATTATGGGTTTTTTAGGTGTGATTTTAAGATTATGATCTTCTATCAGGGTATCAATTCTATTCCCTGCTTCGTCAAATTTCAAAAAAATTCTACAGTCTGCTATATTAGCCGGCATTTTTATTACTTCCTTTCAATTCAATTTTTATTTTGGTTAAACAGTGGGGATATTATGTTGAGTCACAAAATCCAACAGATTATCGTTACTGGTCAATTCCTTTTACATCCCATTATATAACGATGGCAACCAAGACATATTATGAACCTAAAGAGGAAGCAGTACCTTGGTTAGTTGGAATAGATATGCAAAAATTCATTTGCGGATATGGAGCAAACTTTATAGGGAGCAGTTATGTTTCATGTGTTGGCATAGGCTGTTAGCCACAGTGGGGAATGACGGTAAAACAGGCTACTACTTTTACCTATCCAATAGCGTTCTCTTCAAACAATGTACTAGCTTTTAAACAAGCAAAATCAAACAGCAATGGTAATAATTATCTAATGCGAGAAGCTGGGATCGGTATTCCCAATAATATTTCGGTATCATTACCTGGAACATCTCCAGCTTTGAGTTTTTACGTTTTTGTAATTGGTTGGTAAACAGTGGAGAAATAACCCTGGTTTATGGGCAATACCATTCACAGAATTTGTTGCTGGCGGAATTACCATGACACGCACAGGCTCGCAATCATCGGGAACTTGGTATGGTGATTCCGGAACAATTTCACTAACTGGTTATACAGCTTCATGCGCAACAAATGAAAGTTGGGTATCAAATATTAGCGGATCTGCAATAGCAGTAGGCCTTTAAACAGTGGGGATATTGTTCATCACGTACAGCAACATTTCCAATTCCGTTTCCAACTGCGGCACTATTCATTGTTGCCGTACCAAAAACTACAAGCACGTCAGCTACGGCAACTGGGGCAGAATATTTAGGCACTACCAGTGTTAATTTATACCTTCACGGAACTTCTGGCTGGTATTTCGTTGGCGGCCATTAAACAGTGGGGAACGAATCGTACAAATGGTATTTATTCGTTTCCAATACCATTTACAGAGGCACTTTGTTGTTTTGGTGGTGGCGAGGCTGGTAGTGGATATTACGATAATGCAAGTGCCTATAGCAACACGCAGGTTCGTGTTTATTCCGATGGATCTTCAAGATTTGTCAGTTGGATTGCTATAGGTGCCTAATAAACAGTGGGGAAATGGTTCGTCATCTTCATTCAGCAAAAAAGATTATGCTACGCCTAAAGATATTGGTACAGTAACCATATCTACGCCAATTTCAATGTCAACCTTATATCAGGGCTTTATATGTGCTTCCTCAACAAGTGGCCCGAGTTTATTTGTTGGTTTTGTTACAGCGTATTCAGGTAACTCACTAACTGTTAGATTGATAACTAGCCTTGATTCAGGAAGTGGCGGCTCACTAGTCCCTAATTACATTCTTTTAGGCCATTGAACAGTGGGGATATTCAACTGTCGGCTCAGGCGCTTGGGCTTTAAAATTCAATGGTGTTTATACGGCAGTAGTTGTTGGCGCCCCTGGCTTTCCGGCAAGAGAGTTTTGTGGTTTTACTTTCGATTACACCCTTACTGGATGGAGTTTTACGGCTGGATATAATAGCCCCGTTTCATACATCAGGCCCACCACTACTGCAATTTCACTTGGCTATTGAACAGTGGGGATTTACTAACAATACAGGTAGACCATATATAACTTTTCCCTTCAAATTTTCAAATGTATTTACAGCAATTTCTTGTATTTGCCACAATGGAAGTCCGAGTGAAGCAAATACAGTTTATAATGTTTCTATATCAGGTATGAATATTGGAGCATCTGGTGGCGGCAGTGGAAAATACTGGTGTGCTTTTGGCGTAGCATAGCAACAGTGGGGAAAATATACCAATTCTGGTAATGATCGTGTTATAACGTATCCTATTGCGTTCAGTGAGTTATATTATGCGAATGTAATTTCACCAGATAACTGTGAAACTTTCGTCTATGGCATAAGCAGTACTAATATTAATTACAGACTTTGTAATGGGTATAATGATGATCGCTGGAACGGAACGCAGACGTCAAGGTTGTTCGCTGTAGGACGGTAAACAGTGGGGATATGGTAATTCTGAATCAACACAAACATTTCCAATTAAATTTACTAACTCTGTAATTGGTATTTACGGAAGTAAGAGGGCTATAAATTACGAATATACTTTTGCAGCAACGAGTATTACAAATACAAATTTTTTCATGTCTACACGTAACTCAGAGGGTAACAGTAGGGTTATAGCTTGTAACTGGCTGGCTATCGGCCAATAGCAAACCAAATGAAACTACCAAACCATGGATTACCGCCATAATTTTGTTTGTATACGTTGAATTTGGTGGTTGTCCAGTTACGTGGCTGTACTTCTGAATCGTAGTTTGTTGGTTTGTTGGTATCGGTGTTTCTTAGTCCGCAAAATAGGGCAAAACAAGCAGAATTAAAATTCACAGGAAATGCGTACCAACCGCTTTCTCCCTCGCTTCCGTCGTTGCCAGCGCTATTAATTCCCCACTGTTCAATAGCCAAGTGAAATTGCAGTAGTGGTGGGCCTGATGTATGAAACGGGGCTATTATATCCAGCCGTAAAACTCCATCCAG